GGCCACAAGTTCCTGGAGCTGAAAAAGTTACGGATAGTCTTCTTAAAAAACAGGAAAACCCATTGGAGAAAAACGGACTGATTGGGGCCTTCTGCAAAACTTTCACGATAGCTGAAGCAGTGGAAAAGTTTATTCCGGAAGAGTATGAGATATCAGATGACGGAAAAAGAATGACGTACACTCAAGGAAGCACATTTGGCGGAGCTATAATATATGATGATATCTTCGTTTATTCACACCATGCAACGGATCCCTGCAGTGGAAAACTATGTAATGCTTTCGATATGGTAAGGCTCCATAAATTCTCTGATATGGACGCAGATTCAAAGGAAGGGACACCTACGAGCAAACTGCCTTCATTTACTGAAATGTCAAGGCTTGCAAGAGAAATAAAAGAAGTGTCAGCAATATTAAATAAAGAGCGGTACGAAAAGGCGGCACAGGATTTTACGACAATTGATGACGAGGATACAGATGTTGAGTGGATGAACCTGCTGGCAGAAAATGAGAACGGGAAGTATTTAAAGACTATAAAAAATATAGAAATTGTACTGGAAAACGATATAAATTTAAAAGGTAGGTTTGCTATAGATGAATTTGCGAACAGGGCAATGGTTGTGGGAACTACGCCATGGGACAACAGAAATGAAATAAGGCAGTATGAGGAAGTGGATGACAGCGGTTTAAGGAACTATCTTGAAAACAGGTACGGCCTTACCGGAGAAAACAAGGTCAATGATGCACTTCTGCTTGTTTCACATAAAAGACGATACAACAGTGTGAGGGATTACTTGGAGAACGTCAAGTGGGATGGCAAGCCTAGAGTGGAAACACTTTTAAGAGATTATCTCGGTGCAGAGGACAGCGTCTATACAAGGGAAGTGATGAAGGTATCTTTGGCTGCAGCAGTTGCAAGAGCCGTTGAGGGCGGAGTTAAGTACGACTATATGCCTATATTTACTGGAAAGCAGGGAATTGGTAAAAGTACATTCTTGGCAAAGCTTGGTAAAAATTGGTATTCTGACAGCCTTCAGACTTTTGAAGGCAAGGAAGCCGCTGAAATGATCCAGGGGACATGGATTAATGAACTTGGGGAACTTACAGGATTTAACCGAAGTGAGACTAATTTGATAAAGCAGTTTTTAAGCAAGCAGGACGACATCTACCGTAAGGCTTACGGAAGAGTTACAGAGAAATATCCTAGACGTTGTGTGTTCTTTGGAACTTCAAATGATTCGGAGTTTCTAAGGGACAGGACAGGGAACAGGAGGTTCTGGCCAGTTGAAGTTGGGATTGTGAAACCTAAGAAGAGCATTTGGGATAACCTTGACAATGAAGTTGACCAGATATGGGCGGAAGCCTATACAAATTATATTATTGGAACGGACTTATTTTTAACTGGAGAAGCATTAAAGATAGCGGAACAGAAGCAGGAAGAGCATAGAATCTCAAATGCAAAGGAAGGCATCATATTAGATTTTTTGGAAAAAGATATACCAGAAGACTGGCATAAATGGAACTCAGAAAAAAGAAATGGTTTTTACAGCGGTTTCAATATCGAAGGTATTAGATTGGTTCCTAGAGACAGAGTATGTGCGGTTGAAATACTGGTTGAATGCTTTGGAATGAAAAAAGGGTACATAAGAAATTCCGACAGTATGGAGATTAATGGAATACTGGAAACTATAAAGGGCTGGGAGCGGATAAGACACCCCTTGAAATACGGTGATTACGGACAGCAAAGGGGATTTAAAAAAGTGGAAAAATAAACCAACTACAAAAACTACAATCTTTTTGGAACTTTTTAAAATTAAAGGCTGTAAAGAGAAAATCCAACTACAAACTCCGACTACAAAGTACCCCAAAAACTACAAAGTGGCTATTTTCTAAGGAAACTCTAAAAAATGGGACTTTGTAGTTTGTTTGGCACTTTGTAGTTGAGTTTGTAGTTACTGAAACCCTTTATTAATGATATTTAGGTTATATTTAACTACAAAAACTACAATCTTTTCTATATAGAGTATAAAATAAAGGAATTAAAGAGATTAAAGGGTATAAATACACGTATATAGAGTATATAAATCCTTTATTTAATAGTCTCTATACGCGCGCGTGAAAAGTTTGTAGTTCTATAAAAATTTGGAGGCGGAAATGTCAGAAAAAGAAATCGAAAATTACTTGGTTAGAAAAATAAAAAATAAAAAGGGAATCGCATATAAATTTACGAGTCCTGGAAACTCTGGAGTGCCAGACAGGCTCTGCCTACTCCCAAACGGAAAAATATTCTTTGTTGAATTGAAATCACCAGGAAAAAAGCCGAGAGCCTTGCAAGTAAATCAGATTACAAAAATAATGAGTTTAGGGCAAAGAGTTTATGTGGTGGATTCCAAAGAAAAGGTAGACGAGATACTAGAAACTGAACTTTCTAACTGGAAGGAGGATTAAAAATGGAGTTCAAGGCACACAATTATCAGAAATACTGCATTGAGAAAGTTATCGATACACCAAATGTTGGGCTGTTACTTGATATGGGACTGGGGAAGACAATCATAACGCTTACGGCAATTGATGAACTTAAATTTAACAGGTTTGAAGTTGACAAAGTTCTGATAATAGCACCGAAAAAGGTTGCCGAAAGCACCTGGCTTAATGAAGCGGAAAAATGGAATCATCTGAAGTACTTAAAATTTTCAAGAGTGCTAGGTTCGGAGAAGAAAAGAATAACGGCATTGAATACGCCGGCTGACATCTATGTGATAAACCGTGAAAACGTCCAGTGGCTTGTCGAGTATTATAAAAACGACTGGCCGTTTGATATGGTTGTAATTGATGAATTTTCAAGTTTTAAAAACCATGCAAGCAAAAGATTTAAAGCGTTGAAACTTGTACTTGGAAAAATAGACAGGGTTGTAGGGCTTACAGGTACGCCGGCACCAAACGGGTTAAAAGATATTTGGGCACAAATATACCTGCTGGACAAGGGAGAAAGACTTGGGAAAAATATAACGGCTTTTCGTGAGAGATATTTTAACTATTCAAAATATGGAGGGAACCCTTTTGGGGAATATGAGCTGAAGGAGGGATCAGACAAGTCAATCATGAACAAGATAAGCGATATATGTATTTCAATGAAGGCGGAAGACTATCTGGAACTTCCAGACATAACATACAATACAATTCCGGTTGAACTTGACAGCAAGTCAAGAAAGCAGTATGAAGAACTTGAGAAGAAAATGATTTTAGAGCTGAACGAGTCTGAAGAAATATCAGTTGCAAGTGCGGCGGCGTTGACTGGAAAATTATTACAGCTTTCGAATGGGGCCATTTATGATGAAGAGCGTAAGGTACATAAAATTCACAACTGCAAGATTGAACGTTTTGTGGAACTCATTGAAGAGCTTAACGGAAAACCTGCCTTAGTGTTCTACAGCTTCCAGCATGACCTGGAAAGAATAAAAAAGGCACTGGCAAAATCAAAGTTAAGAGTAAGACAGCTTAAAACTCCGGAGGATGAAAAAGACTGGAACAATGGAAAAATTGATATACTTCTGGCACATCCGGCAAGTGCGGCATACGGCTTAAACCTTCAGGACGGCGGAAACCATGTGATATGGTTTGGACTTAACTGGAGCCTTGAACTTTACCAGCAGGCGAATAAAAGGCTTCACAGGCAGGGACAGAAAGAAAAGGTTATAATCCACCACCTTGTGGCACAGGATACAAGGGATGAGGATGTAATGAAAGCCTTGCAGAGCAAAGGAGATGTTCAGGAAGAACTTTTACAAAGTCTAAAGGCAAGAATTGATAAATATAGGAGATGAAAAAATGAGAGATAAAAACATTTTAAAATTATTAGATGATATAACGATATTAAATAAATATTTATATATGTCGGATGAACATAGTATTGAGTACAACAATGGATTAACGACACTTGAAATAAGAATGGATTCAGATTTAAATTTATGGGCTGTAAATAAAAGATTTCCTGAATTACCCCCACTGTATTTCACTGGGGAAATGACACTCGGAAAAACATTGTCCGTAATTGAATTTTTAAAGACACAGAAATCTAAATACGCCCAAATAAAAAATAAGTGGGAAGAAATAAAAGAAATTACAATGGCAAATCTTGCATTAAATCCCATAAGATAGAATGTGCTGAACGAAACACAAAAAGTTTTAGGAGGAACAATGATTAATGAAAAAATAGGAAACAATATAAAAAAATGGAGAAAATTAAAAAAACTAACTCAACAAGAATTAGGGTTATTAATAGGCAAAAATGTTAAAAGTATTCAACGGTACGAAACAGGAGTAAATCCTATACCAATAGATGTATTAAGTAACATCGCTAAGGCATTAAATATTAATATTGAAGATTTAATATCAGGAATATTGGGAAATAATGAAGGCGTAAAAGAGAAGGCCTTGAAAACATTTGATATAGAGGAACTGCTGAAAAGACAGGCAATGCTTGATAAGAAATTTTATGAAAAGAAAACGCCGAGAAAGCGAGATAAGAATAAAATTTATATAGCATATTTTGCAGAATTGGGAGAGTTGCTTCAAGAATTAAAAAGCGAATGGAACTATTGGAAAAATGGGACTGATAAACCGGATAAACAAAAAGTTTTAGAAGAAGTGTCGGATTGTTTACATTTTCTTTTAAGTTTTTTTAACCAAGATGAATTTTGGAAAAGAGGAAGTTTAAGTCCGCAAGAATATAAAAAAGATATTGGGAGTTTTGAGAATGCATTAATATACTTATCATTTCTTGAAACTACCCCTGTCTTAAAAATATTTGGAGCAATGTTGATTGTGGCTGGACATGTAGGAGCAACAGAAGAAGAATTCCTGCAAGTCCATCACGAGAAATGGTTAAAGAATATGAATGAACGTACAAAAGAAAGCTATTAACTTATGTGTATACAAGTAAAGAACATAAGTAAAAAATTAGGAGGAGTAAAAGAATGATAGAACAGGATAATGTTAATAATCCAAACCATTACAAATTGGATTGCTTGGACGTAGAAGTTATAGATGTGATAAAAGCAACTGTGAAAGATTTTAATAGTTTTTGTCACGGAAATATAATTAAATATGTGTTAAGGGCAAATAAGAAAAACGGGATTGAGGACTTCAAAAAGGCTAGGAAATATATTGATATGATGGTTCAGGAGGTGGAAGTTAATGGAAAACAGAGTGTATAAATCCATGGCTATACTAGCAACGGTTATCTACATGATAATTGTGTTTAAGGAGATAGACAAGGCTAGAAATTTTTTAGAGTTGATTAAAGTGCTAATTAAAAATACAGCATGTATTGGAGCTGGATGTTTGGTATTCTACATTGGAGATAAAAATTAAATTTTGGAGGGAAAATATGACAGAAATAGAAATTGACAAAATAGCAGATGAAGTGGCAAATAGAGTTGCAGAAAAATTAAGACAGGCAAATAAAATAGATAAGTATAAAGAAACAGAAGCGATGTTAAGGGCATATCCGAACTACAAAAGGATAATTGAAAAAAATAGCAGTCATATTGATGAAATATTGAAAAATGGACTAGGAGAAACTGTAAAAATTAAAACAGGAGAGAATGTCCAAGGGGGGTTAAAAAAATATGAGGGAGTTCCTGAAAAAGAAATTGATAGAATAGAGCATTTAAAATCTGAAAATTTAAAAATGGAAAAAAGGATCATCAGAGTAGATAATGCCTTGATGAATATTAAGAACGACAAATATTACAACATCATAGTATTGAGATATTTCAAGGAATGGACGATTGATGAAATAGCAGATGAAATGAATGTAGATAGAAAAACGGTAGGGAGAAATAGAACCAGATTGATTAAAGAACTACAATTTAATCTGTTCCCAGAATTGCTATTGGACTAAGGACTTGACAAAATGTCCCATACACGCCCCAAACGTGGTATTTACATTCCCCATTTATGTGATATAATATGGTATATTGGAATTTTTGTAAAATTTAACTTTGTCCTTGATGCCTTTGAGTATCGGACTGCCAAGACAGCTTTCATGCTGTCTTTTTTTGTTTATAAATACTTTTGGTATATCGCCTTGTAAATAAGGGCACTTTTATTTTTGAGGAGGTGGAGAACTTGACATGAAATTGACGGAGAAACAGAAAAGATTTGCAGATTATTATATTGAAACTGGAAATATAACAGAAGCAGCAGTAAAGGCAGGATACAGTAAGAAGACAGCGAGAGTTATTGGGCAGGAAAACTTGCTTAAACCTGCTATAAAAGGCTACATCGATGAAAAACTGGAAGCCATGCAGGATGAGAGGACAGCATCCGCCAAGGAAGTGCTTGAGTTTTTGACTAAGTCGATGAGAGGGGAAATCAAAGAGGAAGTTGTCGTTGTCGAAGGAACTGGAGACGGAACAAGTGAAGCTAGAACAGTTAAAAAGCAGATAGGTCTACGCGACAGGATTAAGTCAGCAGAACTGCTTGGTAAACGATATAGATTATTTACAGATAAAGTTGAAGTTGAAGGAGCTGTACCTGTTGTGATTGTAGGTGAGGACAGCCTTGAAGAGTAAAAAGATAAGACTTCCTGAGTTAGTTGGGAAAGGGTATAAAGATTTTTGGAACTTCAAAGGAAGGTACAGAGTATGTAAAGGCAGTCGTGGGAGCAAAAAGAGCAGAACAACGGCGTTATTTTTTATTTACTCAATGATGAAGTATCCTGAGGCAAACTTGCTTGTGGTAAGAAAAGTTTATCGGACGTTAAAGGATAGCTGCTTTACAGACTTGAAATGGGCTATAAATAGATTAGGAGTACAGGACTACTGGTCAGTTAAGGAAAGTCCATTGGAGATAATTTATATTCCTACAGGGCAGAAAATATTATTTAGAGGACTGGACGATCCCTTGAAAGTTACTTCAATAACAGTTGAAACTGGAAATCTATGCTGGGCGTGGATTGAGGAAGCCTATGAGATAAACAAGGAGCAGGATTTTAATATGCTTGATGAAAGTATCAGGGGTAAAATCGAAGAGCCATTGTATAAGCAGATTACACTCACGTTTAACCCCTGGAACGAACGGCACTGGCTCAAAAAAAGATTTTTTGATGTTGAAGACGAAAACATAATGGCAAAGACAACTAACTATATGTGCAATGAATGGCTTGACGACAGTGATAAAAAACTGTTTGAGGATATGAAAAAAAATAACCCCAGACGGTATCAGGTGGCTGGGCTTGGAAACTGGGGAATTGTTGAAGGGCTTGTTTATGAGAACTGGGAAGAAAAAGAATTTGATGTCAACGAAATTTCAAAACGTAAAGGTGTAAAATCAGCTTTTGGACTAGACTTTGGTTATACTAATGATCTGTCAGCGTTTTTCTGTGGGCTGATTGATGTAGCGAATAAGGAAATTTATGTGTTCGACGAGATTTACAAAAATGCAATGAAAAACCGTCAAATTGCTGAAGAGATTATCAGAAAAGGCTATGGAAAAGAAAAAATTGTGGCAGATAGCCAAGAGCCTAAATCGATTGATGAACTTTATGATTTGGGATTGAAAGGCATAAGAAAATCAAGAAAAGGTAGGGATAGCGTCAATAATGGCGTTCAATATATTCAGGATTATAAAATTATCATTCATCCCAGATGTGTGAATTTCATAACTGAAATATTAAACTATATGTGGGATAAGGACAAGTTTGACAACCCAATTAACAAGCCTGTGGATGATTTTAATCATTTAATGGATGCGATGAGATACGCACTTGAAAGCTACTCAAAAGGCCCTACATTTTCTTTTGATTAAGGAGCAGGAAATGTTTGAATTTATTAAGAAATTGTTTAGGAGAAAAGATAAGATGGGAGAACAGAATATCAATCTTAGCGAAGTTGAGAGTATTATAATGTGGCATTTTGCAAGTCAGAAATATAGGGAAATGAAAGATGGAAACAACTATTATCGTGGAAAACACGACATCCTTTCAAGGCAGAGAACGGCAATTGGGGAAGACGGTAAATTGACAATAGTCGAAAACTTGCCCAACAACAGAATTGTCGATAACCAGTATAAAAAACTGGTCAAGCAGAAAGTGAATTACATAATTTCTAAAACCCCGAGTATCAAAAGCGAGAACAAAGACTATAATGACAAATTGAATGAACTGTTTGATAAGAATTTTCTTAAAACACTGAAAAGATTAACCACCGACGTCTATAACAATGGACTTGGGTGGTTATTTTTGTATGTGGATGAAACGGGAAACTTGAAATTTAAAAGACTAAATTCAGTTGAAGTTATTCCTGTGTGGCTTGATAATGAACACGAAGAACTTGACTATGCAATAAGAGTTTATAGCCGAGAACTTTATGGAAATGGGACTTATAATACTGAAAACTACGTTGAGATTTATAGAAAGACCGGTGTAGAGTATTACAAAATGAATAATGCAAAACTTACAGCAGTTGAAAAAAAAGCATACCTGAGTGTTGATGACAGACCTTATAACTGGCAGAAGATACCGCTTATATGCTTCAAAGCTGACGAGCTGGAACAACCTCTGCTTAAAAGAGTAAAATCACTGCAGGATGCTTTGAACTCGCTTATAAGTGATTTTATGAATAACATGCAGGAAGACAGCAGGAATACAATTTTAATCATTAAAAATTATGACGGTGAAAATTTAGGCGAGTTTAGGAGAAACCTTTCCACGTTTGGAGCGGTTAAAGTTCGGGAAGACGGGGAAGTTTCAAGTTTACAGGTTGAAGTGAACGCCAGCAACTATGAAAGTATTGTGAAGCTGTTGAAAAAAACCATAATTGAAAACGGTGGCGGATTCGACAGCAAGGCGGACACTCTTGGAAATAATCCAAATCAGCTTAATATACGTTCAATGTATTCAGATATAGATTTGGAAGCAAATGACTTTGAAACTGAGTTCCAGGCAAGTTTTGAAGAAATGATATGGTTTGTGGCAAATCATTTAAAGAACACAGGTCAGGGCGACTTTATCAAGGAAAAAGTGGAGGTTGTACTTAACAGGGATATACTTGTGAATGAAAGTCAGGCTATTTCAGATATTAGAAATTCAGTAGGAATAATTTCAGAAGAAACACTTGTTGCACAGCACCCTTGGGTAACTGATGTTCAGGAAGAGCTTGCAAGAATTAAGAAAGAGAAATCGGAACATCAGATACAGGAACAGACTGATTACGCTAATTTTGATGACAAACATAACCACAATGGTGATTTAAATGAGTGATTATTGGAAAGACAGATTTGTTGAGGAAGAAAGCCGAGTTAATCAAATGGCTGGAAAAGAGATAAAGAAACAGCAGGCTGAATATGACAAGGCAATCACTAGGATAAATCAGGATATTGAAGTCTGGTACAACAGGATTGCCAAAAATAACGATGTGTCACTAGCGAACGCAAAGGAAATGCTTAACAAGAAGGAACGCAAAGAGTTTAAGTGGACTGTAGAAGATTATATCAAAAAAGGTTCAGGAGAAGACAGTTTTAAGTTTGCAAAAGAACTTGAAAATGCAAGTGCCAAGTATCATATAGAGAGATTGGAAGCTATGAAACTTCAGGTACGTGCTGAAATTGAAAAGTTGTACAATGATAACGGTAACGGATTTAAAAATTATCTAGGTAACTTATACGAAGATCAATACAACCATACGTTTTTTGAAATCGCCAAAGGTACAGGGATGGGCATAGGTTCAAACATGTATAAGTTGAATGATAAGTTAGTAAATACTGTTATTTCTAACCCTTGGGCTTCAGACGGAAAACATTTTTCAGATAGGGTATGGGAAGACAAAGAAAAGCTTCTGAATACTCTGCATACTGAAATGACGCAGTCTTTTATTCGTGGAGATAAACTGGATACATTAATAGAAAAAGTTGTTAAAAGAATGAATGTAAGCAGAAGTAATGTAGCAAGGCTTGTCTATACTGAAAGTGCCGCCTATGCTTCTAAAGCTAGAATTAAGACTTATGAAGATTTGAATATTGAACGTTATGAAATTGTTGCAACTCTTGACAGCAGGACTTCCGAGATTTGCCAGGGGCTTGATGGCAAAGTGTTCGAGTTTAAGGATTACGAGATTGGCACAACTGCTCCGCCATTTCACGTCAACTGCAGGACAACTACAGCACCCTATTTTGAGGATGAGAAGGAAGAGAAACGTGCTGCAAGGGATAAAGATGGAAAAACTTATTATGTTCCAAGTGACATGACTTACGACGAGTGGTTTAAAAAATATCAGAAAGATGAAGTTGAAAAAACTGGAAATGATGGTATAATTGAATTGACAAAACTTAAAGAGATTATGACAGGTAAAGATTACGAAGAATACAAGTCTATCTTAAACAAATGCCCCAATGAAAATATAAAAGCTCTGTATAATGAGCATTTTAACAGTTTAGATAAAATTGAAATCTTAGATGAATACAGAGGGAGTTTTACACCACGAGAAAATAAAATAGTATTTGGGTATGCTGATGAAAAATATATTAAGCAGGGTAGTCATAAATTTGAAACACTGGCACACGAAGTAGGACACTTTTTTGATAATAATAAATATTATAATGATTTGACTTATCTTGAAATAGAAGGTATTCAGAACAGCACTTTATTAAAAAACACGTTTCCGAAAATACCCAGCTCAAGCGACATATTTTTAGATGCGGTAAGAAAAGATATAGAAATTTTAAGGCAATCAACAAACGGATTTAAAAATTTTGGCAGTCTAAAAGAGAAATTATCCACAACAGCACAAAGTTCAGGAATTCAAGATTTTTTAGATGGGATATGCGACACTAAAAAAAGAAATATTTTTGGCTGGGGACATGGTAAAGGGTATTACGACAGAGAGTACAATCGTGTTAAAAAAGCAGGACGACTTAATGATTTGAAAGATTTCTATAATAGTATAAGATATGATGCTAAAACACAGCAGAAATTGAAAGATATAAGCAGAAATTACAGAACAGCCTCAGAAGTTTGGGCCAATATAACACAGGCAGTGACCTTGGAAAATGAAACTGGAAATATTAAGTTTATCGAAGAGTATATGCCTAATTCTCTGAAAACGTATTTAAAAATAATTAATAATAGGAAGTAGGAGGTCAAATGGATAATATAAGATACAACTATTTAGGTGGTGGTTTTGGATTTAATTATGAGCACCCAAAACTTGAGGAGTACAAAAAAAAGATAGATTCAAATTTAGTTATTGAACTTCCTTATAGTGAAAAATATTTAGAGGACGTTTTAGAAACAATAGAAAGGTCTTTGGAAAACGGTAAAGATTTTTATACTAATGCTCCAAATCACATAAAAAGAAAGATGGAAGAAATAGCAGAAATACTGGAAGATTCAGACACAATTATTTAAATATAATCACGGTTATTAATTTAATCGTGATTTTTATTTTCGCCTTTTTAGAATTTGCAGGCGTAAAAGAACAAATCAGAAAAAATAATCTCGTTGGCATACAACGTAAAAAATGAATAGGAGTGAATAGATTATGAACAAAGAAGATTTGTTGAAATTAGGTCTGTCAGAAGAGCAGGCAGAAAAGGTGCTGTCAGCAAATGCAGAACAGTTGAAAGGATTTATTCCAAAATCAAGATTTGATGAGGTAAATAATACCAAAAAACAGCTGGAGAAAGATTTGAAGGACAGGGATGTGCAGCTTGAGAATTTAAAAAATAGTTCCGGAGATGTGGAAACAATGAAACAGACTATTGAAAATTTGCAAAGGGACAATAAGGCTGCAAAAGATAATTTTGAAGCTGAACTTGCTAAATTTAAACTGGAGAGTGCAATCGACAACACTTTGCTGAGTTCAAATGCTATTAATACTAAAGCAGTTAAGGCTTTGCTTGACATGGGTAAAATTAAACTGGATGGTGAAGTTCTGATTGGTATTAATGAACAGATAGAGGCTTTGAAAACTGCTGAAGATAGCAAGATGCTGTTTAAAGCGGCAGAATCAAAACCGAAAGAGCCTAACTTTTCAGGAGTTAAACCTGGAGAAGGGAATACAGGTACGGAAGGTGCAAACCAAACAAAATCATTAGGAGACGCCATAATGGCAAGACTGATGGTAAATAAAAATGAATAATAGGAGGTGGCTTACATGCCAATAACATTAGCAGAAGCTAAAAAGAACGTACAGGATGATTTGCAGATTGGAGTAATCGATGAATTTGCAAAAAGTAATTTTATTATGAGTAACATACCATTTGACAACGTGGTTTCGCCTACTGGTGGAGGAACTACAATGACTTATGGTTATACAAGGTTGAAAACTCAACCAACTGCTGACTTCAGGGAAGTCAATCAGGAATATACACCTGCAGAAGTTTCTAAAGAAAGACACAATGTAGACTTGAAAATCTTTGGGGGATCATTCCAGATTGATAGAATTATTGCGGATATGGGCGGAATTGTTTCAGAAGTTCAACTGCAAATGACTCAAAAAATTAAAGCGGCGTCAGCGTTATTTAATGACACAGTTATCAATGGGGATTCAGGAGTAAATGCGAAAGCGTTTGACGGATTAGAAAAAGCAGTTACAGGAAGTACAACTGAATTTATTCCAACGGCAGCGATTGATTTATCAGATTCGGCAGCGGTAGATACAAACTATAAACTGTTTTTAGACTTGCTAGACGAGTTTTTAATGGGGTTAGATGGAACGCCATCAATGTTAGCTGGTAATACAAAACTGATTGCCAGATTAAGAGCCTGTGCAAGACGTTCAGCCCAATACACTGTTACAATGAATGAATTTGGACAGCAGGTTGAAAGATATGGAGCAATCCCGTTTGTTGACTTGGGAACTAAAGCAGGAACTAATGACCCAGTTTCAACAATAAATGGACAAGGGGAAACTTCTTTATACGCTGTCAGATTTGGTATGGATGGATTCCACGGAGTTGCACCTACAGGAAACGCTTTAATCAAATCGTGGTTACCTGACTATAAAACGGCTGGTGCAGTAAAAACAGGTGAAGTGGAAATGGTTGCGGCAGTTGCATTAAAAGCTACGAAAGCTGCAGGAATTTTCAGAAAAATCAAGGTTAAATAGGAGGATTTTGTATGGCTGTTAAAATATACGCACCAAATGAAGACTATTCAGGAAGTAGTGCTGGAGTAACTTTTGTAAATGGAGTTGGAGAAACAGATAACCTGTATTTGATTGAGTGGTTTAAGGATCACGGATACAAAGTGGACGAAGAAAGCATTGATTCTGAAGAAAAAACTAAGAAAACTAAAAAATAGGTGGTAGCCATGGATTATATCACAGACATCAGGGAAGATGTTAAAAAATATTTAAAGTCGCTGGGTTACGAAGTTGTAGATGGCGACTTATTTTTATTAGACAATTCCATTCAGACAGTAAAGTATTACATCTGTAATAAAACTAATCAAAAGAAAGTTCCTGAAGGATTAAAATATGTTTGGATAAACAGGAGTGCGGCTGAGTTTTTGAACTTCAAATTGAAGTTAAACCAGCTTAATATCCCTGGATTAAATTTTAACCGAATAGCAAAAGAGATAAGTGAAGGAGAAACTAAAGTAGTTTTTGAGGACAGTAAGACCACAGGAGATAAATTTGAGGTATTTTTATCAATGTTTTTAACTTATGGAGAAAGCGAGATACTCAAGTACAGGAGGCTAGTATGGTAAGCGAAATTTTAAAAAGTGCAAGAGAAGCGATACATTCAATGTGGGACGGACTGTGTACTGCTTTTGAAAATAAGAAATCAAAAGACAAGTACGGAATAGTAAGTTCTGAAAAAGTGGAAATATGCAAGAATGAGCCCTGCCGTCTAAGTTTTAAAAATATCAGCCAAGCAGAGCAGACAGGTCTGGGAGCCAATGTTTCTCAAGTTGTTAAGCTGTTTATTTCTCCGGAAGTATACATTCCTCCGGGAAGTGTGATTGAAGTAACTCAGAACAACGTAACAAGGAGATACAAGCACAGCGGAATATCAGCAGTTTACACAAATCATCAGGAAATTATACTTGAAGCAGAACAGGAGAAGGCATAATGGCAAGTTCAAAGATAAAGGTGCAGTTTGATGGGCTGAAGGAGTTCAAAAAAATAATTGAAGAGATGGAGAAGGAAAAGGAGCAGTTAATGATTGACACAATAAAAGAATTGGCTGCGAGATTGTTACGTAAAGTAATTAAAAGGACGCCTTCAGACACTGGTAATCTAAGAAGAAACTGGACTGTATCAGATGTGAGAAAAAATGGAGAGAATTACGAGATAGAAGTTTCAAACTCTGCTGAATATGCAAGCTATGTCGAATTTGGGCATAGGCAGACACCAGGAAGATTTGTTCCTGCTATCGGGAAGAGATTGAAAAAGTCTTGGGTAAAAGGTAAGTTTATGCTCACAATTTCCGAAAACGAACTGCAAAAGCAAGCTCCAGCTGTTATTGAGAAGAAGATTACAGAATGGCTTAAAAAGTTAGGAGGATAGATGCTAAATGAAATTGTAAATGCAATAGGGTTGAAACTGTCTGAAAATTTTGAAGGGATAGATGTTCATAGAGAAGAACTGGAGCAGGGTTTTAAAGAGCCTTGCTTTTTTATTGACTTGTTGAATCCTAGCGAAAAACAGATTGTTGGAAACAGGTATTTAAGAAGCTATCTTTTTGACATTACATATTTTCCCAAAGATAAAAAAGCCCAAGAGATATTTGAGACGCTGGATAAACTTTATACTGTACTTGAGTACATAAAGCTCGATGATGGAACACTTGTTCGAGGAATTGACAGGAACTCAAGGGAAGAGGACAAAGTACTGCATTTTTTTGTCACGTATGAAATGTTCATTTACAAACTGGATGGAGAAAAAACAAAAATGGGAAAACTTGGAATAAATACTGGATTGAAGGAGGATTGAAATGGCAGATAACAATACTGTTGAAAACAAGACACAAGCAAAAAAAGAAAACACTGAAAATAAATCAGATGAAACTAAATTTGTAAAAAGTCAGATTATAGGATCTGATAAATACAAAAATAGAGCCGATATATTAAATGTTTTATTGGAAGATGACAAGGAATATACGTCATCAGATGTCGATAAAAAATTAGAGGATTTTTTAGGTAAGGAGGTTAAATAATGGCGTATGGTGGAGGTACTTGGCTAGTACAGAATAAAGTTTTGCCAGGTACATATATCAATTTTGTAAGCAAGGAAAGAGCAGAACTTGTATTCTCGGATAGAGGATATGCCGCAATTGGAGTTGAGCTTGACTGGGGTGCTGATGAAGAAATTTTCAAGGTGGAAAACGGAGATTTTATTGAAAATTCAACAAAATACTTTGGACATTCTTATGACAGTGACAAATTAAAAGGGTTGAGAGATTTCTATAAGCACGCTCAAACTGGTTATGTTTTTAAACTGAATACAGGCGGAGTTAAAGCGTCAAACACTTTTGGAACTGCAAAATACACAGGGGAAAGAGGGAATGATATTAAGATATCTATTCAGGCAAACGTTGACAATGCTTCCCTGTTTGATGTTACAACTTTTGTTGAATCTGAAAAGGTGGACGTTCAGACAGTTGCGGCTGCAAAGGATTTAAAGAACAATGACTTTATAATTTTTAAATCAGATGCAACTCTTACAGCAACAGCAGGAACACCTATGACAGGTGGAACGAATGGAACTGTGACTGGAGCATCACATCAGAAATTTTTAGATAAGATTGACAAATATTTTATCAATGTTCTAGTCTGCACTTCAAACGAGAAGACTATAAAGGACTTGTATGTGCAGTATACAAAAAGAATGAGGGATAAAGTTGGTGCTAAGTTTGTATGTGTAATCTACCGTGCTGATGACCCGGATTACGAAGGTGTGATTAATGTTAAAACTAAGACGCTGGATTCTGATTTTCCTGAAAATTCAGCGGTGTACTGGGTTGGTGGAGCAGAAGCATACTGTGCTGTTAATAGAAGTTTGACAAACTATAAATACAATGGGGATTTCAAACTTGAAGTAGAAGAAACACAGACAGAACTGGAACTGGCTGTAAAAGCTGGATATTTCATTTTTCACAAGACTGGAGATGAAATAAGAGTTTTGAAAGACATTAACTCTTTTGTTTCTTTCATAAAAAGAAAAAATAGAGATTTCTCGTTCGCTCAAGTAATGAGAACTTTAGATCAGATTGCTATTGATGTGGCAACAATATTTAATAAAACTTATTTGGGTTCGTCAAACAATACTGAATATGATAGAAATGACCTGAAACGTGATATTTCAAAACACCACGAAACATTAGAAGACTTGAGAGCAATAAAAGACTTCAATGAAGAAACAGATATTACGGTTGTTGAAGGAGAAACCAAGGAAAGTGTATTGGTTACAACTAATATTAAACCTGTCGTGGCAATGGAAAAACTTTATATGAACGTAATTGTACAATAATTTAGATGAGGGAGTGTGAGAATAGATGAGCGATACAGCGATAATGAAAGGAAAGGACGCCATATCTGGAAGTCTTGCCAAATGCTTTGTCACAGTTGGGAATAAAAGATATAACTTTATGCAAGCCATAAATGTTAAGGCAGAAATGGAAAAGAATAAAGTTGAAGTTCCAATCCTGGGTAAAACTGGAAAAGGAAACAAGGCGGCAGGATGGAAAGGTACTGGAAGTGCAACTTTCCATTTTAACACATCTGTATTTAGAGAAATATTGCAGGAGTACACAAGAACAGGTAAGGATATTTACTTTGATATGCAGCTTGTAAATGAAGATCCAACTTCGAGTGTAGGGAAACAGACCATAATGCTGATTGACTGTAATCTTGATGGCGGAATAATAGCACAGTTCGATGCGGATGCGGACTATCTTGAAGATGAGTTTGATTTCACGTTTGAGGACTGGAAACTTATGGATAAATTTAATGCTCTTGACGGTATGAACATATAAAAGGGTAGTTTTAGGGGAGTTTTAAGCTCCCTATTTTTAAATAAATTTAGGAGGATAATTAAGAATGAAAGATTTAAAATTTTTTTTAAAACAGAATACAATCCCTGTGGAAAATCAGGAAGTGGAAGTGTCAAAAAGATTTAAGGACGACGCAGGAAATACTGTTAAATTTGAGATAAAGTCAATCTCAAATGAAATGGATGACGCACTAAGAAAGCAGAATACAAGGCAGGTTAAAAAGGCTAAAGGAGTAATTGTTCCAGAACTAGACCAGCAGAAATACTTCGTTGATTTAGTTTTAAAATCATTAGTTTATCCAGATTTGGATGACAAGGAGTTGCAGGATTCTTGGGGAGTAATGGACTCAAGAGAACTGATAAATGCGATGCTGCTTCCAGGAGAGTATACAGCTTTGCTTCAGGAAGTCCAAAAAATAAACGGATGGGATCTTAATGTAGAGGATATCAAAGATGAAGTAAAAAACTAATTGAGGCAAATGTGGCAGAGTATAACTATGCTTACTATTGCCTGCATAAACTGAAAATAAGGCCAAGTGAATTTGCTGAAATGGACATTTATGAGAAAGCATTCATTATGGCCTGCATTGACATAAAAATAAAAAAAGAGAAAGAGGCTGAGAAAGAAGCTAAAAGAAAGGCTGGCCGTAAAAGGCGTTAGGAGGTGTGAAAAATGGCTACAATTCAGAACAGCATAGTTTTAAATGACAGAATGACGCAAACATTTACAGCAATAAACAACGCTATAAGTGCAACAGTAAACAGTCTATCCAGTCTTGATGGGAAATCCATGAACATTAACACTGCTAATTTATCAACTGCAAGACAGCAGTTGGCACTGGCAGAGAATGAACTGCAGAAAATGAAAGGCGACAGCAAAGGGCTGAATGACAATCTGAGCAAGACGCCGGGAATTGTTGATGCAATACAGAAAAAAATGATGCAAGTGGGGACAGCGATAGCAGGAGTTATGGGAGCAAAGCAATTGCTTCAGGCATCGGATCAGAATGCACAGATAACAGCAAGGCTTAACTTGATAACGGACGCACCTGAACAGCTGAAGGAACAGATTTACCAGTCAGCAAATGATGCAAGAGTGGCATATACAGATAGTATGAATCAGGTAGCAAAACTAGGACTGCTTGCTAAGGACGCTTTTAACAATACTGATGAAATTGTTCAATTTACCAACCTTATGCAGAAGGCATTTAAAGTATCGGGAGCAGATGCAGTGGAAGCAACAAGTGCAATGTATCAACTGACACAGGCAATGGCAGCAGGAAAACTTCAAGGGGATGAATTCCGTTCAGTAATGGAAAATGCCCCAATGGTAGCACAAGCCATAGCCAAGCACATGAATGTTTCAGTTGGGGAATTAAAAAAACTTGGAGCAGAAGGGCAAATAACAGCGGACATAATAAAAAATGCTTTGTTTAGTGCTGGAGATGACATAAATGCCAAATTCAGGACTCTACCTCTCACTTGGTCGGATATTTGGACTCAAGCTAAAAACTTTGCGTTGCGAGAGATGGACGGCATACTAAAAAAGATAAATCAGTTAGCTAATTCTCAGGCTTTTCAATCTTTTATAACTAATATGAAAATTGGATTTATAGGATTAAAGGCAGTGGTAAATGGGATAGTTGACGGAATTGCTATGGCGGGTAAATTTATAGCTGATAACTGGCAGGCAATAAGTCCAGTTATTTACGGTGTTGCTGCGGCACTGTTATGGTATGGAGCAGTTCAAGCCATTGCAGCATTAGCGTCAGTTTGGTCTACTATGGCCACAATAGCCCAGTGTATTGCTTTATTGTGGCAGATTGCAACAGAGTATGCGGCAATTGTTGCTACTGAAGGCTTGGCGGCTGCACAAACGACACTTAATTCGGCAATATGGGCCTTCCCGGGGACTTGGCTAGCGGCAGTTATAGTCGGCCTTATAGTTTTAATATTGTGGGCGGCAGTAGCCATAACTCAATGGGCAACAGGGACTCAAAGTGCATTAGAAACAGTAGGTGGAATGTTTTATTGGTTTGCCGCTTTAGTTAGTAACATTTTTATAATTCTATGGGATATAATAGTGATTTTTGTATCAGTGGTTATACTTGCATTCATAGGACTGGGTACATTGATAGTAAACGTATTCATAGGAATATGGAATGCAGGAGTTTGGCTTGTGAACGCACTTTTGCAGGGCTGGTACTGGATGACTAACAGTGCGGCAGTAGTCTGGGTTTGGTTAAAAGTAACTATAAGTAATATCCTTAAAGGTATTTACAATTTCTTTGTTGGAGTTGCAAACGGCTTTATAGATGGATATAACGCTATAGGTAGAGCAGCGGTAACTGTTGCGAATGGATTCCACAACGCTTTTGCCAATGCGATAAATTCACTTGCAAGAATGGTTGAGAATTTCGTCAATGGATTTTTGCGGGGATTAAATGAAATCGGTAAAGTTGTGGATTCTGTTATCGGTACCCATTTCTCAAACGGTGGAGCTCTTCAAATAAGTCTTGGCAGAGTGGGTGGAGGAGGTGGTGCTTCATTTACCCCAGCTCAACACATTCAAGCTATGGCTTATGGGGATGCTAATGGAGTGAAAGTGGCACAAAAGCAGGCACCGAAATTTGGATATGCAGGTTATGCAGATGCTTCAGGTCTAATGGAAGGTGTCATGAATGGTGCCGGGAAGCTAACCTCTACCAAACTTACTGATTTAGGAGGAGCCTTTGATGATGGTAAAAACGCCACAAGGAAAGGCATTAAAGGGATAACTGATGGATTTAACAAGGGTAAAGATGAACTGATGAATATGGGGAAAAATTTACCTGGAGACAAAGGAGCAGGTGGCGATAAAGGAAAAGGTGGAAAAGGTGGTGGGGGTGGAAAAGACCCCAACAACAAAAAGACAGCAGACAACACAGGTAAAATGGCCGATAAAATGGATGACATGAATGAGGATATGAAATATCTAAGAGACATTGCAGAAAGGGAATACGTAAATAAATTTACAACAGCAGAAATAAAAATAGACATGACAAATTACAACAATATTTCAGAGCAGGCAGACGCAGATGATTTCATTGATGCACTTGGTGAAAGGCTTGCGGAACACGTCTACACTGGAGCGGAAGGGGTGCATAGCGACTAATGAGAACACAGGGGTATATTTTCTATATTGACAAGGTGCTTTTGCCTATTGCACCTTCATCTGTCAATATTTCACACAAAAACATGAACAGCATTGTCAATCTGATAAACGACGCGGAGTTTAATATGTTAAAGCAGGAGGGACTGCAAGAAATAAGTTTTAAATTTATGCTTCCTTCCCAGCGTTACCCATTTGCCAGATACTTAGGCGTTTACCAAAAACCAAGCTACTTTTTAAATAAGTTAAAGAACTTGAAGAAAAGAGCAAAGCCTTTTCAATTAATTATAATCAGAACCTACCCAAATTCCGCACAGGCTTATTTCAACACAAACCTGAAAGTGTCGCTTGAAGATTTTTCTGTTGAAGAAAATGCTGAGGAAGGCATGGATGTGTATGTGGAAATTAAACTGAAGGAGTTTATAGATCCACGTCCAAAACAATATGTAGCGAATGCGGATGGAACTGTCAGTATGCAAAACCAGAGATGGACAGATAAAGTTGAAAGCAGGATAAAGGAAATGAAGTACGGTGACAAGATATGGCAGGTTATAAGGCGTGAAACTGGTGGACTTGACCAGCTTGAAACGGTTATGGAAATAAATGGGATTTCTTCCTTAACTGGATTTGTAACAGATAAATTAAGGTTGTGGTAGAGATGCTTGAGGATATAAAAAACAAAATAAAATCCTTTATGTCAAAGCCGAATGAAGAAAGCTATGACATGGAAAAGGATATTGAGCTGATAGTAGCAAGCCAAAGCACCAAAACCATAATCTCGCCAGTTGTTACAAACAGCATTGAATTATCTTTGGAGAGAAAAGCGACACCAGGAAAACTTACATTCAAAATGATTTTCGATGAAAAAGTCCAAGAGGGCGACCAAGTGAGTTTAAAGTATCGGGGACAAAATGTATTTTTAGGCTACGTATTTACTAGAAAACTTGGGAAGAATAATATTGTAACAATCACAGCGTATGATCAGCTGAGATATTTGAAAAGCAAAGCCTATTATGTTTTCAAAGGCAAGAAAGCAAGTGAAATTGTACAGATGATAGCAGCAGACTTTAAGCTCACACTTGGAGAAATAGAAGACACAAAACATGTATTCGAGAAAAGACGTGAAGACGGAACAACTTTGATTGACATGATTCAAGGAGCATTGAGTGACACCTTGAGATTCACGAATAAAAGATATGTGATTTACGATGATTATGGGAAATTGACTTTGAAGGAAACTGAAAGCCTTAAAATAAAAGATTTAATTTTTGATAACACTTCCGGAAAAGATTTTGACTTTGAAAGCAGTATTGACAAAGAAACATATAATCAGGTAGTGCTTGACTATGTAAATGACAAGGAGAAAAAACTTGAGAAATATCAAGTTTTCGATAGCGAAAATATTACTAAGTGGGGACTTTTACAGTATTTTGAGAAAGTAAACAGGAGCAATGCAACAGAAGCCGAAAGAAGAGAACGTGCGAATAAAATGCTTAAATATTACAATCAGAGAACAAAAACATTAAAGCTGAAAGGGATATTTGGTGATGCAAGAATTCGTGGCGGATCTTCTTTTATTGTCTATATGGATATTGCTGAGTTCAAGCTCGCAAATTATATGCTGGTTGACAAAGTTACCCATAAATTTGGATTCAAGGAATATTTTATGGATTTGGACTTGGAAGGGAAAATAGGTAAGGAGGAAGGACACAATGGCGAAATTAGAACAAGCACTGACACAAATGATAAGTAATGCAGTCGAGTACACTAAGCCTTCTGAAATCTATGCAGGAAAAGTTGAAAGTGTCAGTCCACTTACTGTAAGGCTTGACATAAATGTACCCGTTATTGAAGAAGATGAGTTAATTTTGACACATCTTGTAAAAGATTATGAAGTAGACATTACTGTTGGGCATTCCACTGAAGAAACAGAAGTTATTGAAGGTGCAATGACTGACATAAAAAAACATAAGCACGAGTACAAAGGGCGTAAGAAAATAACAGTTCATAACGGCTTAAAAATTGGAGAAGGTGTGCTTTTAATAAGACAGCAAGGCGGACAGAAATTTATTGTACTGGATAGAATTGACGACCCTCAAACAGAAGGTGAGTGGCTATGATACCAAAAATTGAAACGAGTGCAGATATAACAGTAAAGGAACAACCTACGAAAACATATCGAATGGGACTCTATAAAGGCAATTATATTTTAGGATTTGTTGACAGTCAAAAGGCTATGGAGCAGGCAATCTATAAAATAATACGTACGGAACGATACAAACACATTATCTATTCATGGAATTATGGAATTGAACTTGAAGACCTGTTTGGCATGCCTGTTGAGTACTGTGTTGTAGAACTTGAGCGTCGAATATCTGAAGCATTGTTACAGGATAACAGGATAACAGCGGTACATACTTTTGAGTTCGATACTGAAAGCGAGAGAGGTACAGTGCTGATAAAAAAATTTATTGCTGAAACAATATTTGGGAAAATTCAAATTGATAACGGATTGGCGGTAACAATAATCTAAGGAAGGAGGGTAATATGTTTGAAGTTGTGACTTATGAAAAAATAATGGAAAGAATGCTTGCAAGGATTCCGAACAGCTTGGATAAGCGAGAAGGGTCTGTAATATGGGATGCCTTGGCACCAGCTGCAATGGAGCTGGAAAGCATGTATTTTGTGCTTCAGGATTTTATAAAGGAAACATTTGGAGATACCGCAAGTAGAGAAAATTTAATACGTAGAGCTTCTGAACGTGGAATATCTCCATACAAGGCAAGCAAGGCAGTATTAAAAGGTATTTTCGATATTGAGATACCTTTAGGGAGCCGTTTCAGTTTGGAAGACTTAAATTACACTGCAGTAAAATTTATCCAGCACAATACCGCTACAAACCTTTATGAATATGAACTGGAGTGCGAAAGTTCAGGAAGGGTTGGGAATGCAAAAACTGGTAAGATAATTCCGATTGACTATATAAACAGTTTAGGACGTGCTGAAATTGCAGAGCTTTTAATCCCAGCTCGGGATGAAGAAGAAACGGAGGCACTTAGAAAAAGATATTTCGACAGCTTTAACATGAAGGCTTATGGCGGAAATATTTCTGATTACAAGCTGAAAGTACACGAGATAGAAGGTGTCGGAGCTGTCAAGGTAACTCCAGTCTGGAACGGTGGCGGAACTGTCCTATTAACTATATTGGACAGCGACTTTAATCAGGCAAGCCAAACTTTGATTAAAAAGGTACAAGATATTATAGATCCAACAAAAGATGCACAAGGACTAGGTGTTGCTCCAATAGGACACATTGTAACAGTTCAGGGAACAACAAACGTTCCTGTGAATATAACAACGACTATTTCTTTTGAACCTAACTTCACGTGGGCACTTGTAAAATTGAAAGTTGAGGAAGTTATAAAAAATTATTTACTGGAACTCAGAAAAAATTGGGCATTGAAAAACGAAAAAGTAAGCAATAATTTAGTCGTAAGGGTGTCAAGAATAGAAGCAAAAATTCTCGACATAAACGGTATTTTAGATATTCAGAACACTACAATAAATGGAAGTTCCAACAACCTGCAGTTGACTGAATTTCAGATTCCTGTATGGGGAGGTATTACAGTATGACGATTTTAGAAAACATTAACGTAAATCTTCTGTCGTACCTTCCTGATTTTATGCAGGAATACAGGGAAATTAGGCGGATAATGGAAAGCGAAGAACCCGAATTTAAGATATTGTGGAACCTGTTTAAAAAGGTATTTAACAATCAGTTCATCCAATACTGCGATGAAGATGGGATAAGCAAGTTTGAGGAAATGCTTGGCCTGCACAGGTATGAAAACGATACGTTAGAAATCAGAATTTTTAGAGTCCTGACATACTGGAATGACCAAATACCTTATACATGGCGTGTACTTGTAAACAGGATGAATCAGCTGTGTGGTGTTGGAAACTACGAACTGAGACCTAATTTTAACGCATATGAACTTGGAATCACAACTAAGTTTGACGATGCAAAAAAATACGATGAACTGAATAATATGCTTAAGACAATACTACCCGCAAACTTAGGATTTAACAGTGTTAATATACTTACACCGAAAACTGAAAACAGGATACATATAACAAACGGAATAATAAATTATATGAAATACGAAATAAGTGCAAAACTACCTGATGCGGTATTTAAGATATTTGCAACATCAGGATTTATGCATGGTAAAAAATATGTGATAGGAGGTTAAAAAATGGCAATTTTTAAAGATACAACAATAACGGACAATGGTAGGGCTTTGATAGCAAATGCACTTGGGAACAATAAGCAGATCACTTTTACTCGAATGGTGGCATCAAGTAAGGTGTACAGTGATACTACTGATGTATCAAAACTTATAAACATTGACGAAATAAAGCAGACGGTCAATCTGTCGAGAGTAGGTCAGGAAGGCACTAAAGTAAGACTGAATGCGATATTTACAAATGTATCTGTTGACAGTGCATATAAAATTGAAACAATAGGGCTGTACGGAAAAATAGATTCGGGAAATGAGATACTGTACAGTGTGACAAGAGCGGAAGAGGCTGACACAATGCCAGCGACAAACGGAATTAATCTGGCCACAGTCGAGATTGACTTAATAACTGAAATAAACAATTCAAATGGGGCAACAATACAGATTAGTCCATCCACTTTAGCAACGCTGTCAACTCTGCAGGATTACATAAAGCACGAAGAAAAAATGAACTGGATGGGTACAGATGGGTATGGTGGGTTATTGCAGGATGCAGGAACTAAAAAAATAGGGATTGCGTATTACGATAAAACTAATAAACAAATGGTTGTTCCAACTGTAGAAAATAATCTGACTTACTTTGAAAGTTCAAAATTTATTCCTATTTCGGATTATCAAACTGCAAAGAAATTGGAAAATCTATCCAAAACAGAAACTAAAATCATAGAAAAAGGGATAGCATTGTTTAAAGTTGGAAATATTGTAATATTAAGCTGGGATAGCAATTATTATCTTCAAGGCTCTTTGCCACGAGGTACTGTTTTAGCGACATTGCCTGCAGGATATCATCCTGTCTTAGATATATCTGCTCCTGTTACTTTTTGGAATAGCAACAACTCAGGGACAATTAAAATCAGGAACAATGGGCAAATAACATGGGAAAGCTCAATTAATTTTCAGGGTACAATTTATGTTAACGCATCATTTTTAACAAGTTAATCAACATTATAAACAAAAAATAAAATAATAAGGAGGTAAAAAATGATAATAAACATTTATAGTAAAGATACCCTTGAAATAATTGGGAGACCTGTTATTTCAAGTTTAGAAGATTTTGAAAAAAATCCGAATTTATTTTATCCAGACTGGGATTCGGAAAAGCACATCTGGAACGAATTGGAATACGAAAATCCAGTTTTGGATAACGGAAAATTAAGGGAGGCGACAAAAGAGGAGCTTTACAAGGCTGGAAAATATACTTTAGCTGAAAATGAACTGATAGAGAACGGAAAAATCAAGACAGTTGAATTATCTGGATTTGAATACATCGAGAACAATCAAATCAAATACAGAAAAGAAGAAAAGATTGAGAAATTAAGGCAGGAGCTTTACGAA